AGAAACTGGTGGTGGTGCAGCCACTGGGAACCCAACCATGACAAATCAAACCAGGTTAGGTAATCCCAATATCACGCCAGGCAGTTTGCGTGATAGAGCCGCACAGGCCAATGCCGCCAGAATGCTAAAAGACACAGTGGACAGCCAAGCCGAATCCAACAGACCGGACAATGAGGCAGAGACTGCAAGATTGATAAACAGAGCCAATGCCGCCAAATTGTCTAGGATAAAAAACGAACCGATACCCGTAAACATACTAGGACCTGATACGTTCGGACCATAACACTTTAATAAACTATGTCAACAACAGATCGCAGAGTAGGAAAAAAAGTACCGTTAGCGTTTAGGCGTGAAGATGCCTTGGGCGTCAGAATTGATTCGGGACCGTACATTGGAAAAATTAAAAACAACTTTGATCCAACCCGCACAGGTAGACTGCAAGTTTGGATACCAGACATTGGCGCAGGCGATGAAAGTGATCCCAGTAACTGGAGAACAGTTAGCTACGCTAGTCCTTTCTTTGGAGCAACTGCACAACATGAAAACGATAAAAATAACAAATTTAAAAACGTAAAACACACCTACGGGATGTGGTTTACTGTGCCGGACCTTGACAACTTTGTTATTTGTACCTTTATTGCCGGCGATCCTATGCGAGGATTTTGGTTTGCATGTGTACCAAATCAATTGGGACAGCACATGGTTCCGGCTATTGCAGGATCTAAAAACTTAGATAAAGAGCAGATAGATGATTCTGTTGTTAAACAAATGTCCAAGGATGGGCCATTACCTGCGGTAGAATTTAACGAAATCTCAAATGAGGATTGGTCTAAGTTTACAGATCTAAAAAAACCCATCCACGAAGAGCAAACCAAAATACTTGTTGAGCAAGGTTTAGACAGAGATACAACTCGTGGTGTGGTTTCTAGTAGCAGCCAGCGTGAAAGTCCTAGCACAGTATTCGGTATTAGTACACCGGGTAGACCATTGAGTAATACCACATCGGGAGATGATTATAGAGTGTATGGACGAAAAGGCGGACATACCTTTGTCATGGATGATGGCGATTTTGAAGAGAAAAATAAACTAGTCAGATTGCGAACAAGCGGTGGTCATCAATTGATAATGAATGACACAGAAGAAGTTCTTTATATCAGTAATGGTACAGGCGATGCTTGGGTTGAACTAACCGGGTCAGGTAATGTGCATGTGTATGGTGGTTCAAGCATCAACATCAGAGCTAAAGAAAACTTTAACTTGCATGCGGACAAAGACATTAATATACATGCTGGCGGTAATTTCAATGTACTTAGTAAAAAAGCATTCAAGTTAGAAGGTGAAACAATCAGTAGCCTGAGTACCAAAGAAACAACTTTTTACGGCAGCGATTTAAAATTAGGAAGTTCTGGACAAATTAACATCGATCCTGCCGGAGCAGGTAGTTTCACAGCAGGGCAGAATCTAACACTGGTAGGGCAACTTATTAAATTAAATTCGGGATCTGGTCCTGACGTAGAAAAACCCGAAGCTATAACTGTGTATGATTTAAACGAAGCAGAAAAAGACGGAAGTGGACAATGGCAAACCAAAGAGGCCAAACTCAAAAGTATCACAAAGATTGCACCCACACACGAACCATGGCCTAGAGAAGCTGGCAAGCCTAGTGCAACATCCAGTAGTGCATCGTCGGCTTCTAATGCGTCTGGCAGTGGAAATGGTGGAGCTGATGGCACTGGCGGAGCTGATAGTAATACAGGAACAAGTGCCGCTCCGTCTAATAAAGTAGTCACAGGGTCCGACGGTATTTCTGTAGACAACGCTGGAAAACCGGTGGTCAGTGGTACAAACAGCAGTTCAGACGTTGGACCAACAGAAGCATTGACCAAGAGTGTCAGAAAGCCAGCTGACAAAAGTTACATGTCCAGAGACGACAATCCCACACCAAGTGCGGGTATTGGTCCACTAGATGCAACTCAAGTTAAAGCATTAAAAACACAAATTGCACTCAGCGAAAGTGGATACAACTATGGAGCAACAGAGGCTGCTCGTGGCAATTACTTAGGCAAGTACCAAATTGGTGGAGCAGTATTGTCGGATCAAGGTTACATCAAACCAGATGCTTACGCAAAATATGGAACTTCTGCTGTGAACTATCCTAGCAGTTGGACAGGTAAAGATGGCGTCACTTCCAAAGATTCGTTCTTGGCAAACCCAACTGCACAAGAAGCATCCATGGATAGATTACTACAGTCAAATTATAAAACCTTATCTAAGATAGGTGCAGTTAACGGTTCTGACGATTCTGCTACGGTGGCAGGTATGTTAAGTACCAGCCACCTATTGGGCGCAGGCGGCGCAAAAACTTGGAGAAGAACAGGAGAGGGTGCCGATGCCAATAACACATCAGGCACCAGCTATTTCAACATGGGCCGATACGCTGTAAATGTGTTGGCTAAAACAGGTTAAATACTACTATGACTACATACTTTGGATTCAGTACCTATAATAGATTACGCAAGTTTACCTTGACAGACTTTGACTTGGTTAGGCAGGATCTGTTCAATCACTTTTCAATTCGCAAGGGCGAAAAACTCATGAATCCAAAATTTGGCACAATAATTTGGGATCTGTTGTTTGAACCCTTGACAGATAACATCAGAGACATTATCACAGATGACATCAAAACAATTGTTGAATACGACCCGCGGATCGCAGCCGACAATGTTGTTATTACCGAGTACGACCGCGGAATTCAAATTGAATTAGAGTTAAGATATGTGTTAACAAATCAATCCAGTGCAATGGCACTAAAGTTCGAGAGAGATTCAAGAACTTTAACACTTGGCGGTTAACATACTATATTATAGTAAAATAAATACATAAACAGAGTTTTATAACATGGCCATTATTTCTCGTCAAACAGGTCTGCTGTCAGCAGAAAACTGGAAAAAAATATATCAAACCTTCCGTGAGGCAGATTTCACTACCTATGATTTCGAAACCTTGCGAAAGAGCATGATTGATTACATCAAAATATATTATCCAGAGGACTTCAACGATTTCACTGAAAGCAGTGAATTTATTGCTCTAATCGACCTGATTGCGTTCTTGGGACAGAGTTTGGCGTTTAGAACAGACTTAAATGCTAGAGAAAACTTCCTAGACACAGCAGAACGCCGCGATAGTGTACTTAAACTGGCCAAACTAATTAGCTATAACCCCAAGCGTAGTATTCCTGCATCTGGCTATCTAAAAATAGACAGTATAACCACAACTGAAAACATCTATGACAGTGACGGATTCAACCTCAGCAACGTTATCATCAATTGGAATGACCCTGCCAACGATAGCTGGCTAGAACAGCTTACTACCGTTTTAAATAGTGCATTAACTAGCAGTCAAATTGTTGGCCGCCCTGGCAACTCACAGACATTAAACGGAGTTGTAACAGATGAATACAGCCTGAACATTGTATCCAGTGTTATTCCTGTGTTTAGATACGACTCGTCTGTGGGCGGTAAGAGCACTTCATTTGAAGTAACCAGTGCTACCACTGCAGATCAATCATATGTATACGAAGCCGCGCCGGACTTTAGCAAAGTTTTTAATATCTTATACAGAAACGACAACAACGGTAACTCCAGCAACAACACCGGTTACTTCTTTTACTTCAAGCAAGGTGAACTGGGTAGCTTTGATTTTAATATTCCTGAGTCGTTGCCTAATAAAATAGTCAACGTTGACATCAATAATATCAACAACACCGACGTTTGGTTGTACAGCTTGAACAGCGATGGTACTACACAAAATCTTTGGACCAAGGTTCCAGCAACATCTGGTATCAATGTAATTTATAATGATATCAATGATCGCAATTTATATCAAGTTAACACACGGTCGGCGGATCAAATCAGCTTAGTATTCGGAGATGGTTCATTCTCGAACACTCCACAAGGTAACTTTAGATTGTATTACAGAACTAGCAACGGATTGAACTACAGGATCACACCTGACGAAATGCGTGGTATTTCTATATCTTTTAACTACATTAGCCGTCAGAATCGCGAAGAAACTGTCACTTTCCGTGCCAGTTTAAAGTACACAGTGGCCAATGCCGCCACTAGAGAAAGTACTAACGACATTAAACAAAAAGCACCACAACAGTACTATACTCAGAACCGAATGATCACCGGCGAAGATTACAATATCTTGCCGTATACTTCGTTCAGTGAGATTGTTAAAGCCAAAGCCATTAATAGAACCAGTTCTGGCCTAAGCAGATACTTGGACATGCTGGACACAACTGGCAAATACAGCAGTACAAACATTTTTGGCCAAGATGGTGTAATATACACTCGTACCTATTCCAAAACAACTAATTTTAGTTTTGACAACATAAACGACATAGAAAAAATTGTATCAACTCAAATACTTGGCAACCTCATGTCCAGTAAAGAAATGATACATTACTACTATGCTAATACAGCATTGTTCAATCTGTCAAGTGCAACCACAGCCGGTAATTTGATTGCTGGACGCCAGTATATAATTGACAATCCTGGGTTTACTGATTTTACAGCATCAGGTGCATCCAGTAACACAGTTGGTGTTAACTTTATAGCAACCAACACAGGTACCAACATAGGTGTAGGCACAGGCACTGCCCGAGCAGTATTTGCAAGTTGGCATTTGAGTACTGCAGGAACCAACAGTGCAACAGGTTACTTTGTAGCCAACGATAGTCCATTGGCAATTTCGACCACAGTGGGATCTAATGCCAAATACCTACGAACAGGTGCAACTATTAAATTTGTTCCTCCTAATGGATATTACTTTAATGTGTCTAATGTGTTGGTTCCTGGTGTACCCACATTGGCTGGTGATAAAACAGAAATGTATGCTAGCATTGTAGAAGTTGTAGGAAACGGAAACAACAACGGCGTAGGAAACTTTATCAATGGAGTTGGCCCTGTTACCCTAAACACCAAAGTGCCAACCGGTGCGTTAATTGATAAAATAATTCCAGTGTATAAAAATTCTTTTGGCACTGGCTTTAGAGACATAGTGGTCAACAACATATTTAATTACATTAATTTTGGCCTAGCATACAGTTCAACACAACAGACGTGGAGACTGATAACTGCGGCTGCTCTGGCAACTGATACGTCGTGGTATTTAAAGTTTGTTTATAACAACACCACAGACCAGTATACCATAACATACCGAGGACTAGACTATATTTTCCACAGTCCAATGGAAACAACATTTTACTTTGATAAATCATTGAAAATATATGATAGTAAAACAGCATCAGTTATCTATGATCATATCAAGATATTAAAAACCAATTCGTTGCCTGACACACCGGGTGCACTGGGTAGAGATGTCACCTGGAGTGTTTATAATCAGGTGGTTGATGCTGACGGTAATATTGATAGCAGTAGAATATATCTAACCTTTTCAGACAGTGACAGTGACGGAGTACCAGACGATCCTAGACTATTTGAATTTTTAGTTAATCCTGCAGTTAGTGCTAGTACAAAAAAGATTTTCTTTAAATCTGTCACTGGCACTGATTACACCAAATATGTTGATTTGCAACTATTGGGCACAGACGAAATTATTGCCAGCTACGCATCACGTGCCGCTATATTGCCCGACGTTGACAACTACCTTCTTGGGCAGTTATTTTATGCCACACAAGAAGCGGCATTTTATAAAGTGATTGCAGGCCCACTGGTCGATGGAGAATTTACACAAACCGTTAGTACAGCGTTGACAGGTTATATTGCATACACTGGACGTCAGGACTTGTATTACCAATATAGACACAACTCTCCAAATACCCGTCGAGTTGATCCTAGTATCAGCAACATTGTTGATTTGTATGTGCTAACATCATCCTACGATGCCAGTTATCGCGAGTGGATTTATGATACATCTAACACTGTAATTGAACCAGTGTCACCAACCAATACAGAATTGTCTGTGAATTTTTCTGAGTTAAATAACGTTAAGGCCATTAGCGATACTATTGTATTTCAAAGCGCAGTATACAAACCAATATTTGGCGACAAAGCACCTAGTAATTTACAAGCAGTTTTTAAAGTGGTAAAAAATCCTAACTTAAATATTAGTGATGCCGATATTAAGACATCGGTAGTCAATGCCATCAATAATTACTTTGATATAACTAACTGGGACTTTGGAGAAACATTCTACTTCAGTGAATTGGCAGCATACCTGCACAAAACGCTAAGTCCAAATATTGCCAGCGTTATTATTGTGCCAAAAGATATATCAATCAAGTTTGGTAGCCTACAACAAATTAACTCTGAACCCAATGAGATTATTATTAGTGCCGCTACAGTTGATAATGTTGAAATTATCACAGCAGTTACCGCTAGTCAATTGAATCAAGGTATAGTTGCAGTAAATTAAAGAAATAATCCTACAGGTAAACAATGGCCATTAGAAAGACGTTAAATTTTCTTCCTGAAATATTCAGAACAGACACCAATAAAAAATTCTTAGGTGCCACACTGGATCAATTGATCAGCGAACCAAATCTTAGTAAGATTGATGGCTTTGTTGGAAGAAAGTTTTCACCTACATTTACGCCCAGCAACAATTACATTGTTGAAACAACCGACGACAGACAAAATTATCAATTTGAGCCTGCAGTTGTTGTTAAAAACGCCAGCAACGGACTTGACCTTTACAGTGATTACAAAGACTTGGTTGACAAAGTGGCATACTATGGCGGCATAACCACCAACCAAGATAGACTTTTTCGTTCCGAATACTACAGCTACAATCCTAGAATTGATCTAGACAAGCTGGTTAACTACACTCGCTACTACTGGCTACCAGAAGGTCCTGATGCAGTTACATTGACAGCCGGTACTCCTGCAACACCAAAAACATTTGCAGTCTCTAAAGTTGCAAATTCATATCGTACCAATCAAACTGGCACGGTTAACAATCCAGACATAACACTAGTCCGCGGAGTCACTTATCGTTTCAATTTGGGACTACCTGGTTTTTGGATTCAAACAGAACCTGGCATTGATGGACTAAAAGATTACAACACTCGTGTATCAAGTCGCTCTGTATTTGGAGTATCTAACAACGGAACAGGAGCTGTTACATTTACTGTACCTGCACGTGATGCTCAAGACCATTACCTGGCATCGCCTCTTATTGATTATGTTGATTTTGTAATACCGTCACAATCTAACCAAACATTTTCTAGTATTGATGGCTCACGCCGTGGAGCTGGTGGCGGAGCCAGTCAAATTGATGGTTCTAGTAGATATGAACCATCAATGTACATTGTATTCCTATCAACTAGTACAGATCCCAATGACTGGGTAGACACCTATGGTAATATTGTTCCGGTTGAGCAAAGAAATGGTCTATGGGAACTCACAGTCGATGAAACACTTAAATTTGTTCGCAATATTGATGTTGGTGACAGAATCAGACCAAGATACGGCAATCACGCAGGCATTGAATATTTTAAAAATACTTCCGGACAGTTTATACAATCAACACAGGTGACTGCTCCCATGTCTGTTTTGTACTACCAGGATGGTACAGATGCAACAATGAAAGGTAAAATTATCATTGTTGACGAACCGGGCACAGCAATTGATGTTGATACAGATATCATAGGTAAAACATCTTACACCGGTTCCTCCGGGCTCACACTAAGCAACGGAATGAAAGTGCAGTTTGACAGTACTATTACACCCAGCTCGTATTATGGCAAGTCTTACATAGTGGAAGGAGTTGGTTCGTCTATCAGGTTAGTTGACTTTAGTAAGTTGCCACCATTGGAAAGTACAGCGCCTGAATCTAATGTGCCGTTTGACACAACCGGATTTGATGTAGGTCGATTTGACGAACCAGTACAAGGTGTAATAGAACCAGAATACATTGTGATGAACCGGGCCAGCCAAGATAGCAATGCCTGGGCACGTACCAACAGATGGTTCCACGAAGATACCCTGGCTAAAATTGCAGAATATAACGGAACACAAATCTCAGACATAACAGCGTCAAGAGCAAAACGTCCTGTTATCGAGTTTGAAGCAGATTTGCAGTTGTTCAACCACGGTCGTGTATTGCTTGACATCATTGATCGTGCAGACACAGATATTGTTACCATTGCTGACCCTAGTACCTGGGCAAGCCTGACAGATGCTTTTGCACAAATCAACAACAAAACTGTGTCAGATCCTGCCATCAAGCGTATGAATTATCTTGAAGGTCAGTTGGCTATATTTCCAAATGAACTAGACCTGGCAATAAGACAAAATATATATCGCATTGACTTCAAAGATCAGGCACAAACTATTATATTTGATGGTACTGGCACCGGCACATTAACTACCACCTCCGGCAGCACTAAAGTAACAGGCGGAACACACTTCAACCTAGAACTTGAAACTGGTTCTGACATTTACAGAATGGACGGCATGCACATCGGAAAAGTTGCATACGTCGAAAACGAATCGACCTTGGTGTTAGAAACAGTGTCTGGTATGGATCTAACTGCAGAGCCATTTAAATTTAACAAACCCAGAATAGAATTAATTGTACACAAAACTGCAAGTGATTATGACAGTGTGACTGTTTCAACTGGTTTAAACAAAAAGAAAAGTTTTTGGTTTGATGGCACACGCTGGATTTTATCACAGTCCAAGACAGCAACAAATCAAGAGCCCTTGTTTGATGTCATTGATGCGGCTGGCAATAGTTTTGGAGATAAAACAGTTTATACAAAATCTGAATTTGCAGGAACAAAAGTATTTTCGTACAAGCGCGGCTCTGCATTGGATTTAGTACTGGGATTTGGCATAAGTTACAGCAACATTGGAAATTCCATTGCTGATATCAGTTTCACCAATAACTTTGAAACAGATACGTTTACCTACTGGCCAGCATTGCCTACTAGTAAAAGCATGTCATCTGGATACTTACGTAAAAACTTGACCTTGACAGAATATGATAGAGTGAATGTTTGGGCAACAGTAGCAGAACCAAGCAAGCAATATCAACATATCTCTGCAAAATACGATGGACAAACTAGATATTTTGAAATTGATATCACTCCTGAGGCAGAAACTCACGAGCCAAATATTAAAGTTTTTGTTAACAATAGTATCATTGACAGAACAGCTTTCACAATAGAAACAATTGGCGTTCGCAAAGCTGTGTTTATAGAAACACATGAGTTAAGCATAGGCGACTCTGTTGATATCGTTATCTATAGCAATGAAACTAGCGATCTAGGATACTATCAAATTCCCAGTAACTTGGAATTCAATGCATTAAATCAATCCATTGAAACAATCACTCTGGGACAAGTAAGAGGACATTGGTTTGCTATTGGTAGAAACACACGTGGTGTAACAGGCGAAATTCTTTCTGTTAGTAATCTCAGAGATCTTGACACTAGATTCCAAAGTGGATCAATTTTACAGCATAGCGCACCATCAGTATACAGTTCATTGTTCTTGATTGATCCACAGATCAATTTCATGAACAGCATTGAACTGGCACGCAGAGATTATACTAAATTCAAGAATAAGTTTTTAGAGTTGTGTCTGACATTGACAGAACTGGATCCAAACAATCCATCTGCTGGTGTTGATACAATACTACAAACAATTAATAATGTTAAAAATACTACATTCGCATGGCACTACACTGACATGGTACCATGGTCTGAAAACTATGTGACAGATGCCTATAGAATCAACGACATCAATGTTCGCTCTTACTCAATAGCCAATGGTTATTCAACTGTGGGCGAAGAACTCTATCCCAATTCGGGACTAAACAACAAGGCTGTTTTAGTGTATCTAAACGGAACCTTGCTTGTGATTGGTAAAGACTATACCTTGAGTTCAGGATCGCCCACTGTGACACTAACTAGTGCAGTTGCATTAACATACAAAGATTTGCTAGTAATTAAAACGTATAGAAACACAGATGGTAGTTACGTTCCTGAAACTCCAACCAAGTTGGGTCTGGCTCCAAAATACTTACCTGTCATCTATACAGATAACACATACAGAAATCCAGTGCAAGTGATACAAGGACACGATGGTAGTATTACTCCTGCATTCAATGACCTACGTGACACTTACCTACTAGAGCTTGAGAAGAGAATTTATAATAATCTCAAGGTCAACTACAACCCTGAGCTGTTTAATATCAATTCCGTTGTGCCAGGAAGATTCCGCAACAACGATTATTCTCTCACAGAGTTTAATAAAGTAGTCACCACTGAATTCTTAAAATGGGTTGGCAATAACCAACTTGATTTTAGTATCAATGAGTATTTTGAACCCAACGATCAATTCAGCTGGAACTATAATAGAACAACTGATGCCTATGGTGAACCAATGCTGGGCTATTGGAGAGGAATTTACAAATTCTATTACGATACAGATCGCCCACACACTCATCCATGGGAAATGTTGGGATTAACAATCAAACCCACTTGGTGGAATGCCCAATATGGTGCGGCTCCGTACCTGAGTACCAATACCATGTGGGCTGATTTAGAACTAGGTTACAATAGAGGAACCAACACCACAGACAGCACATATGCTCGTCCTGATCTATCAAAGTATATTCCTGTTGATTCCAGTGGTAACTTGTTACCGCCGCAGGCCAAGTTAGTTAGAACTTTTGATGGCATAGAGTTTAGTCAAAGTTACGCAGTTGGAGATCATGGACCAGTGGAGTCTGCATGGAGAAGATCAAGCGAGTACCCGTATGCGTTACAACGTGCATTGGCATTGTTAAAGCCAGCTGAGTATTTTGGTTTATTGTTTGATGTTACTGCATACAGCAAAGATCAAACCCTTGACCAATATATATTAGCTGGCAACAAACGTGTTACTCCGTCTGCTATAGCTGTCAACGGTGAAACAGTCAACAACGAAATAAGCCGTGCCAGCAGTTACATAAATTGGATTCATGGTTATTTGACTAATCTGGGTCTAGATGCAGCCAGTAAAATACGAAATTCCTTGAGTAACCTGGATGTAAAATTGGGATACAAAGTTGCGGGGTACACTGACAAGAAATATATTACTGCACTAGTAGAACAGTTTAGTCCAACTAGTACAAACCAATCTGTTATTATTCCAGATGAAAACTATATTGTACATCTAAACAAGAGTGTACCAATTCGTCGTGCCACGTATAGTGCTGTGATTGTAGAAAGAACTACCACTGGTTATTCTATCAATGGATATAACTTGAAGAATCCTTACTTTACTGTTATTCCCAGCGAGTTCAATGGCAACTATTACACAATTGAATCTTTGACAGCCAAGGCATCTGTATTCCAAGACTTTAAAAATCAGAAAGTCAGTGTTCCTTATGGTTACGAATTTTCAAACAAGCAACAGGTTGTGGACTTCCTAGTAGGATATCAACGCTACTTGATATCGCAAGGATTTGTGTTTAGTAAATATGATGCTGACCTAAAGCAAACAGCCGACTGGATTCTAAGTGCTCGCGAGTTTTTAACATGGTCGTTGCAAGGTTGGAAACCTGGCAATGTTATTGTACTAAGCCCGATATCAAATGCATTGACTATATTTGGAATTGATGCTGTTGTTGACGGTATCACCAACTTGACCACAGACAGTCAAGTGCTGGGACCCAACTTTAACGCCATTAGATTGGATGAGTTAACAGTTCTACGTGAACCCAGCCTGACCACGATCACCAGCATATCAGGTCAAACTATTGCCTATGCTGACTTGAACTTGGTGCAGTACGAACATGCATTGGTATTTGACAATGTCACAGTGTTCAACGACATTGTGTATAAACCCGAGCTTGGTAGCAGACAGTATCGTTTGAAACTGATTGGTAGTAGAACTGCTGATTGGACCGGAGAGCTCAACCCACCTGGATTCATTTACCAAACTGGGCGTATAGACGATTGGCAGCCTGAACACGATTATGTCAAGGCAGACATTGTTAAATATAAAAATCAAAATTACACAGCAATTGCAGATATTCCTGGCAGTGCAACATTCAAGTTTGATGAATGGAGTATACTTGACAGTCAAATTGAATCTGGGCTGGTTCCTAACTTTGCAACCAACGCCAGCAAGTTCACTGATATATATGACATCGACAGTCCGTCCATGGACGAAAACTTCGATAAGTTCAGCAATGGTCTAATTGGATATAGAAGCAGATCATATCTAGAAGATCTTGGAATGGATCAAACCACACAAAGTAAATTCTATCAAGGATATATTAAGTCAAAAGGTACTAAAAATTCATTAGCATCCTTGTTCAGTGGACAATTTGATAATTTAAGTAACAGCTTGTCTATCTATGAAGAATGGGGTCTACGTGTTGGTGAATATGGTGCAATTAGCTCGAACCAAAGCATTGAATTAGTTGTCGACGAAGCAGAATATCAAAGTAATCCAGTAACTTTTAAATTCTTAAATTCTGGCGACGTATCCACAGATATTATTAAAACATTGCGTCCCAAGGACTTGGCGAATCGACCAATGAATTATAAGTCTCCTATTTTCTTAAATAGAGAATTGGGAGAAATGGACGAAACTGACGTCAAGTCCGCAGGCTATGTCAATGTCGGCGATGTCAATGTTCAGATATACGACTTTAATAATTATGCTGGGTTAAGCGCAATATTGGCCAACTTGGTCAGCGGATACAGAATCTGGGTGGCAAAAGACTTCAATGACGAATGGCAAGTTTATCAAGTTGCACAAACAAACAACTCAGTTACCACAATAGAATACAGTCTAGACAACAAAGCCAAAATAACAATGGCTGACGACCACGGATTGCAAATTGGCGATGTATTTGCAATTAGAAACTTTGAAACCAATTTTGATGGATTCTATCAAGTATTAAATGTCGAAACATCTGATACATTGATTTGTATTATCCCTGATGCGTTAATTCCTATACTGCTACGTGATAACGTAGAAGGCGAAGGAGAACTATTTACTTTACAAAGATCACGTTACTACACCGTGGCAGATCGTGATGCTGATATTACTAAAAACTTTCACGCCACTGGCGACCGCGTATGGGTGGACAACAACGGCAGAAACATTTGGACAGTGTATGACTATGCAGGTGGATCGGTTGGCAACTTCAGTGGGCAAAATGGGTTCTGGGGAATAGAAGATGGATCCATTACTTTGCGTTCCACAGGATTGCCCTACCACTCATATGGTAATGTGTCTATGGACACCGATGCAGTGGCACAAAACTACAACAGAACATGGCCTTTAAATGCTGGCTCAAACGTGGCAGCCACAGTGTCTACATCAACTGGTACTGGAATTGTTGGATTCTGGTTAAACGGAGTTGCAATGGTTAGTCCCAATGCAGGAACTGTGACTCCTGAAGGGTATTTAACAGTGCCCGGGTTCACCTATAATCTCGGATACGGAAATTACAATTTCAATGTTGACTTGGCTGGTGGAACTACCAGCAGTACAGGGCAGTATTATTACTATGGTTACGACTTTGCCAGAGCTTGGGCCACAGGCTCGGGTGCAACAAACCTATCCACAACAGATGCAGAAATTAACAACATTAACTATTATAGTGGTACGTTGTCACATGACAACGGGCATAGCAAGATCATTGGATTTGCACTAGACGGGTATCCAATCTATGGTCCTTACGGATACGATGACACTGGAGCTATTAGAAGAATGATCACAGGTTATTCTCTGAAAGATTCAGCATATAGAGATAC